CGTAATTTCCACACGGTGGTCACGGATGATCACGCTGGACTCCTGAAGTTCATGGGCAAGGGACAGCGGGCTGATAAGCTCCTCTCAGAAGGTTACGTAGCTGCGAAGGGTACGGTGCCGGCTCTTCCGGTTGCCCCCTCTATTGACGTGCCGACGGGAACGCAGGCGACGACGACGGCCACCCGCTGATTTCTTCGGCACCTTCAGTTCATCCAGAATTTCATCACCAGAGTTCTTCTGTCCCGATGTCTCTGTTGTACCCGAATCGCTCTTGTACTTCATTGTCGGGAATCCTGTAGCCTCCTCCTCGGGCGTCGCGTCCGAATCAATCTCGGCTGTGGGAACATCGGCCTTCCGCTTCGCCTCGTCCCACGCAGGCTTATTTGCCTCGCAGTGAGGGCATCCCTCCATGAAAAACAACACAAGAAGAGGAGACGTCTTAAGAAGCTTCTTTGCTTCCTCTTTCTTGGCGGCGCCACGGAGAACTGTTGTGGGCATTTATATAGAGAACTAGAAATGACATCCATTGCGGAGTTAGCAGCATCCCAGCCCGTCAAGGAGCACGACGGTCGCACGCTTGCTCAGTATAACGACTACACCCGCTCTCTTGCAATTCAGACACCTGCGACTGGATTCAAGGAGTTTTCGCCTCGTGATCCAGATACCCAGGCCAAGTATGACGCCATGCAATCGTCATGGCAAGGCGTAGAGTCGTCGGACAAGGCAATTGCATCGGGTGTCTATGCACTTGATTATGCATCTGATGACCGGAGTGTTCGTCCAACCAAGCAACCCCTTCTGCCACCGGCTGCCCCTCCGAAACAGCAGTCTTGGTTTTGTGTTGTTCAGTAATAATGATAGAGTGGATCGCACTCACTATATTCCTCTTGCTCGTGGTTCTGTCCATGCGAGAGACGTTTGTAGATACTGAATTCAAGTCAGGTGGACCGGTTGGTGTTGCGACTGCCGTTCAGCGTCCTCCCGACGATACCAAATCTCCGTTATACGCTGTATGGAAGAGCAAGATTGACGCACAAGTCCCGATTGGTGCAAACGACGACGACTACATCAAGGCAATCCAGGCGTTCTACGATAAGGTCTATGACCCTGCATCTGTGAAACCCACGACAGCTGATATTGAGAAATTCCTTGCTGGTCCGGATGTTGCTGGGCGTCCTCTGGATACCAATGCTCTCCGTCTGATCATTGCAGATGGGTTTCACATTCAACCCGGTGGTAGCGCAGCATCCAAGGAACTGGAGCAAATCAAATTTAGTCCAAGCGAGGCGCTCGAACCTAGCGATGGACGAGATGAGGTGCGCACACGCGAAGAAGAAGAGTACGAGCCCACAGATCCTCGCACAGGTGGTCCACTCCCTGAAGGATATTATGCTCCGTTAGTTCAGCAACAGAAACCTCGTAGGTTAGGGGAATCTAACTACGAGACGGTTGGGAAGACAGGGGCCCTGTTTTATGACGTGTGTTCGGAAACAAAGACCCCTGGATGTGAAGAAAACGTCTTGTAGAGAGTTAATGAAGACTACAAAGTGGCTCTTTCTAGGCACTGTGATCGCCCTCTTTCTGTGGACTCGCCGTGAATCCTTTGAGGACACGGCGTCGGTCCACGGTCCTCCCTACGGAAACACACCTGCCACTGCACAGCAGATCATTAACCTCATGTCTCCAACCATGTTAGCTAGCATCAAGAAGACTGCGGGTGTGTCTTCAACGACTCTGTCGGACACGGATAAGGTCAAGATCGTTTATGGAAGTAGCACGAATACTAGCCCGATTGCACAGGTCATGAGCGCGTTCTATTGGCAGGTGTACAAACCAGCCACATCTACGATCACTCTCTCACAGATTGACACGTTCTTCGAGACATATCCTGAGTCATGGGTGAAGGCAAACATCTCAGATGTTCGCGAGTTTCTGAAGATGTACTTCATCAATGGACAGAACAATGCAGCGCAGTCGGGATACTTGGATGTACTGAACACCGTATGGGGCCAGGCACAGATCAAGTCGGTGGCGGCACCGGTTGATGCGGATGCACCGGTCGCCGACACGAAGCCTGCGCCGACCAACAATACTCTGTTGTATGTTGTCCTCGGTATCTCAGCATTCGCCGTTGTTGCTGTGTTTGTCACACTCCTTCTCCCTCCGCGAAATGTCTTGTAAGAGTGTAATGAGGAAGTGGACTTGGGTTCTACTGTTTGGCGCACTGGCTCTTCTTTTCTTGTGGACCGCACGTGAGGGGTTCCAAAGCACAGCTACATTGAAAGGACCTCCCTATGGTGACTCTGACTATCCTACGATTGTCAACATGATGCCGGCCACACTTGTAAAGGACCTTGAGACTGCAAGTGGTACTACGAAGCCTATGCTTCCGGCAAATGCAACTCCTGCGGATAACGCGAAATATCAACGGGATCTGCTGACATATCAACGCAAGATCGTGAATAGCAACATCACAAGTATACTGGGCGATTTCCATACATCTGTATACCAACCTGCAATAGATTCAATTAGTAAGGACAATGTGGACACCTTTTTGGCATCAAGGGATGTGTCCGGGCTCCGGAAGAATGACGTGAGGGAGTTGCTGGTAGCATATTTCGTCATACAGCCCCACGGTGCGGTAAATGCATCGTTGACGTCGGCACAGACGCAGTCGGCTAACGTCGCTTCATCGTCTGGATACGCCGCTGTTCTTGCAGGGCTTGGTCAGGGGTCCACAAGTGGTTCCACAGTGCCGACCCCGAAGTGTGCAGCAAGTGGTGTATCTATTATCGACGGGCAGTGCAAGAAGCCAAACATTCCGTCAACGCCTGCCACATGTCCCTTAGGTACAACTCTTGGTCTGGGCGGGACCAAATGTTACGGACCCGATTCAATGACCCCCGCTCAAGCCACTGCTGCTGGACTCACCTATAACAGTATCACATATAGATACAGCAAGGATGTCTCTCCCACGTGCCCAGCCGGATACTCCATTGAATTCGATACGTGTGTAGACAAGAATGCCACAGACCCCGTCTGTTCATCGGGGTACAAATACTACCGTCCACAGGCTAGATGTGAACCTGAGAACAGCCCCTTATTCACGGGCGGACCCCCGGGCGGTGGAACTACGGGTGGATCCTCTATGTTCCTGACCTCCAACTCAGGGAAAAATAAGGGTAACATTTGGGGACCGGCATATACTGGAATGGGTGACAATGCTGGATCGGGAATGGGTGGAGGAGTTCGTGATTACCCCACTCTGCTTGGACCGAAACCAAAGGAGTCTACGATGGTAGAGGGAGGAGGAATCTCAAAACCGTCGCAACATCAAACGCTCGCGACATCGGGTGTTCTACCGGGTGCATCGCAAACAGGGTCCGATCCCGATAGCCAGTATTTTGGGTCGTCCAGGGTTCCGGGTGACAAGGACCTGTTCCCAAATCCTTACCAAGAATTCACGCCCAGTATTGGATCGTCTAAAACGGAACCAGTTCCGTTCTTATCGGACTTCTCAGCGTTCTTCCGGTAAACATGGACTCTCAACCACTAACAATGAAGTCGTTCGGCCTTCGCAACCAGCGCGGATCCTGCTGGGTGAACGCTGCGCTCCAAGCTATCTTCCGCATCCCGGACCTGCAACAGCGTTTCCAGGATGAGAAGCACGATACCACAAATCCAGTCGAAGTCTGCCTCCATACCATTTGGTCGTCATCGGGCGCAATGGGTCTCAAGGACCTGTACGCGGTCGTGAACACGACGCTGATGCCTGCAGGTGAGGGAATTGGGGATTCGCATGAGTTGCTGGAGTTCCTCTGCGACAAGATCCCCATGCTGGACAAGCTCTTCCGGTTTAGCGTGGAGAACCGGCTCAAGTGTGACAACTGCACCTACACCGACGGCAAGCGCGAGTCTATGATTGAGTTCCCGATTGTCCCTTCCAAGCCGAAGGAGTCTGTTGCCGATGCGATTGTCAGTGCCGCACAGCCGTACTCGATCCCTGACTGGACGTGCGAGAAGTGTGGGAAGAAGGGCTGTTCCAAGCAGTTCCTGTTGGCAGGGTTCCCGCGGATCCTTACATTCCACGTCACGTCACTGAAGTCTACGGTAACTTACTCGAGCGTGCTGTCGCTCAATAAGATTGAGTATGCGTTGTTCGCAGTCGTCTGCTTCAATGGCGGTCACTGGTGGACGTATGGACGCGACATGCCACCTGGCAAGACGTGGGTCACCTACAATGACGAGCACGTCCACAACCACGGACCTCAGCAGTTCCCCATGGCAGATACGATGCGGTTGCTAATGTATTATCGCCTCAACTAGTAATAAGGCATGCAGTCCGTTGAAGCAACTCTTTTAATCTCGGCGGGGTTCGTCGGGATCCTTACCATCTTCGTCCTTTTTTCAACTGGATCCGTGATCGCTGTCTTTGCGCTGTGGCTCGTGACGGCAATGATCGTACTGGTTCTTTGGTACTATGGATTCATTGACATGAATGTTCTGACAATGAGCAGCGCCCCTGCTGCAAAGCCGGCGCCTCCTGCACCCAAGCCTGCCACGCCACCCACAGCTGCTGGACCCCAGGTTGGCAGCGAGGTCTTCCACGTATCGGATTCTCAATTCACCTATGCGGATGCGCCTGCAGTCTGCGCAGCCTACGGAGCCGAGCTGGCGACCCTTGAGCAGATCATTGATGCGTACAACCATGGAGCTGAATGGTGTAGCTACGGTTGGTCGGCTGGTGGGTTTGCGCTCTACCCTACACAGCGCGGAACATGGCAGTCTCTCCAAGCCGAGCCTGACACGGTTCGTCGCACCGCGTGTGGTCGTCCGGGCGTCAACGGCGGATACTTCGATCCCAATACCAAGTTCGGTGTCAACTGCTTCGGTTTCAAGCCCAAAGGAAAGACCGAGCTCCCTCTGCCCCCTCCGGGAGTAGACTCAGGTGCATTCAAGGCAGCTGTCGCCAAGTTCAGAAAGATGCTGAACACCATGAACATGAACCCGTATTCCCGCACAGAGTGGTCAGGGTATGATTCCACACTCGCCGGACAGGCTGCAAACTACGGAACACAATTTGAGCAGTCGGGGGTGGCAAAGGAGCACTTCACTGATGGCGACCAAACGGTCTCGGAGGCACCGACTACGACATCGGCTGGCACGGCCGCACCTTACGGACTTCGGGGAGATGTTGGACCCGCTGGACCGCCTGGGCCTGTGGGACCTGGTAGCACCGTTCCTGGACCGCCGGGACCCGCTGGACCCGCTGGACCGCTTGGTCCTCCTGGAACGCCCGGCCCGGCTGGACCGATTGGCGGAGTAGGACCTCAAGGAATCAAGGGCGATAAGGGAGACAAGGGTGACAAGGGCGACAGAGGTCTTCAGGGAGTTCCCGGAACAGCTGGGTCGGCAGTGGGCGTTGTTGGACAGAAGGGTGATAAGGGAGACAAGGGTGATAAGGGAGACAAGGGCGACCAGGGAATTCAGGGTGTAGCCGGACCGGCTGGCGCTGCGGGTGCGAAGGGTGACAAGGGTCCTGGTGGCCCGGCAGGACCTCCGGGACCGCCTGGAATCATTCCGAAGAACCTCCAAGTTGACAGTCTGAAAGTTGGTGAGTGGGATATACACCCCGTTGCGGGTGGCAAAACGCTCTTTTTCAGAAAGGATGGCGCTGGAAACCCTGTATCATTTACCGATTCGGGGCGCGTGTTCACGTCATGGCCCGTCGATTATGATGAAAATAATCTTGGATCTTACCCCACTCAGATTGCGATGGGCCAGACGCCAGATCCTTGGCGGTCCAATGTTGCTTAATCACAGGAACGTATACTTCCCAGCTACGCGCACCATATTAGGGATCCGACCAACACCACGTCCATATGACAGTTCACCACCTGCATAGCACAGATACGGCATTCCCGGCATGTGGTGTGGGAGATTTTTGGGACACCCGCCGTAGCACATTCCATCTACACGATCAGGTTTATCTCCACCCTGTGGACCGGGACATTTTCCACCACCATCCAACCGACCTTTCAGACGACCACCTACAATGGGATCGCAGTGAGTGTGGCAGAATCCACCATCACTCGAGTTCCAGTTGCCGTCGCAGTGTGTATTGCACCCACCACCCGTGATCGGTTCGCGACAGATCAACCCTTCTTCTTTGAACCCATCCGGGCAGTCTTCAAGACCGATCACAGTTCCAATCCCGATATTCTTTGAATCTGCCCAGCAAACAGGTCCCACGCCATGGTAATTCGGTCTACATTTTTGGTAACATAATCCTACCTGCAGTTCCTCGTCGGGACGACATGTTTCATCGCCGAACACGGATATGTTCACGACTTCGCGACCCAACAGCGAAAAGTTCTCGCGAGACAGTTGGGTCCAGTTGACATACACGAATAGAACGAGAATGACTCCGAGCAGGAACCACAACATTATTTTGACGTCATATTTTAATGGATCCGCGACTCGCACCTATTGTTCCGACGCCTACATTTGACAGACAAAAAATGAAGACTGACATGGATGTGCCGGTCGAGAAGAATGGTAAAGCAACTAATTATGCTTTTCAATGGCTACTGTTCAAGCCCCAGTCGCATGCGGTGGTACCGTTTCCTACGAATGAACAATCGCGGCTTACGAATACATCCCGAACCTAGTAGTTGGGGAGAAGCCAGTTAGAGACCTCCTTGATCGAAGCCTCGTCGGTGCGACCATCCAGATGCTCGTGGATGATCTTTGCAAGGCGGTAGCGGATCGCCTCCTCCGTGCGACCCAGTGTGGCCGCCATCAGCTCCGGCGTCATCTCCGTGTGACGACAGAGGCGAATGAGCGTGCGCTCGTCCGTCTTGGACCACTTCTTGTTGTCGTTGCGAGGCGTGAGGGTAAACATGGTCGTCTGCTTCCCCTGACCACCAGGACCGATGGTGATGACTGGATTACGCGCAATGGCGGCGGTCATGTTGGCGATGAACGTGTTCTGGCGAGTAGAAGCACGAGTAGAAGCAGGCATTTTGTATGAGATTGACTTCCTTGGCAAAAGGCATATCCATTTTGTCTTGGGTGATACACAAATGGAAGTCGCTATGCTCGTCGGCTTAGCCGCCCTTGGCTACTCTCTTGCAACACAGCCCAAGGTTGAGGCGGCAGGTGAACGGAGGGCCAAGATCAATCCGATGGAGACGTTCGTGAACCCGGAGGAGCAGGAGTCGGCTACGGACAAGATCACTGTACTGCAGACCAAGACTGGACATGGAAACATGGTGCCGTTCTTTGGCGGTAAGCAGACGCAGTCCATGTATTCGGGTGCCACAGAGGGAGTGCTGGACCTTTACACCGGCAAGGGAAAGACCACCTTCTTCCACAAGGAGGAAGCGCCTGCCTTCTTCAAGCCCGAGGCCGGCAATGGTCGCCCCTGGAAGACGCCGGTGGAGACAGAGTGGGAGCAGGAACGTCAGACGACATCCCTTGCGATGAAGAACACCTTCCCGATTGATCAGATCCAGGTTGGACCGGGTGTCAATGACGGCTACACGAACCTGCCGTCTGGTGGCTACAATCAGGATGCTATGCGCGAGTACGCCATGCCCAAGACCACTGACGAGCTCCGTGTTGTTGGACAGGAGAAGGTCACCTACACGTCCCAGCCGACGCCGGGCAAGTTCTACATCACCGAGATGGGTCTGCAGGCTCCTGTCAAGAAGAACCGCCCCGACCGCTTCCAGGTGCTCACGGGTGAGAACGGGTCTCTGGATCGCGTCAATACCACTGCGGGTCAGCAGGTGGCGAACTCGCTGTACCCCGAGCAGATGATGAAGTTGCAGAACCGCGAGTCCATGGGAATGCTCAATGCCAATCCGGCCACGACTGCGGCTGCGGGTGGCATGACGTATATCCGTGCCTTCACGGAGCCGTTCCAGGAGTTCATGAAGCTAACGGTCGAGGGTCGTGCGCCGCCTGCCGGTCCCGTTGGTGGCATGGCTATCCAGGCTGGCCCTCAGTCCTACAACGTACAGACCCACCGCGACGAGTCTCTCCACAACAACACACGTGGATTCGAGGCCCCTCTGATGACCTTTGGTGGCCAGGCGCCGTCGGCTGCGCAGATGGGATCCCAGCGCTACGTGGAGCCCCTCAAGCAGGATGTCTACACGAACCGCAATGAGCAACCGGGTCTGCTGGACGCTTTCAAAAATAACCCGTATACACACAGCCTCCAGTCCTCTGCGTAATGGACTACAACCTTCTGCGCTACGCTGAGGGTGTGCACACTGTCTGTACAAAAAACTGGACCCGTCGCCAGTTGTATGATCTAGAGCGCTATGTATTCGTGTATCCTGAGAAAATCCGTGTCTGTTCTTGCCTGAAGAACCCATGGGCAAAGGATGTATTGTCGTTCCTTGGGGCACAATGGACTCCTGCTACAGAACAATGTCAAGCAGCCTCGTCGACACGTTCGACCTGAGCCGGATTGAAAGTAACTTAATTCAACGAAAGAATGATCTAGTCCAAGCATCTTCATGGATGATGAACATCGTGATGCTTGTATTGGTAGCTGCGGGGTTCGGATGTTTTCTGTACATCCAGTACCACGCCACTGCGAAAGAGGAGGAAGAGACCAAGCGTATACCGTTCGAGCCTATCCCGTGGTTGTCGGCTACACGAAATGTTCGCATGGAAGAGTATGGACGGCACCCAGATGCGCCTTGGCAACGTCAGCTCAAGCCTCGTGAAGCTCAAATTGGATATGGTTTACCGGGACCTATCGATGGAGACGGCTTCAGCTCAGTTTACGGAGATTACACGTCCCGCGCAGCCCGAGACTAACCCCCCTGCGCCTGCACCACCTGCGGAGAAACCCAAGCCAAAGAAGAAGACGGTCAAGGTGGCGACCGCATGAAGCGGTCTTACCCGCGCGTAGGATATGAGGGTATATCATGCACGAAAGAAAACCAAGAGGGAGAGGGTGCGAGCAATTATGAGTTAAACCAAACCTCTCAGTAAGTAAGTAATGGTGGCGGTGCGAAATCCGACACTTGATTCCATTTCAGCGTTCACACATACTAATGGGTCGAGTACAACTACGGCAACTGTATCCTATACCGGCGTCTACGCACCTGCATACGTATCAACTGGACCAAATACTTACACCATCGGCAAAAAAATCTATATCAGTGGAGCAGAATCTGCATCAAACAACGGATGGTTTGTCATAGCAAGTTCCAATTCCTCGAGCATCACATATAGCAATGCCAATGGGGTTACTGCATCGGGCCAGTTTGCACTGTGTTCGCCTGCGTCACCGGTCATTACGACGACAGTTCCGAGTCTCGTTACCACTACGGCCGCAACACCGGTTTCTTATGCGTTTACGGCTGATTCATGGAATCCACCCCCCGTTTATATAGACAACAGTCCTACCAACGATACAAATGGAACGGCTACTATAACATCTAAGACCGTCAACAACGTAGTAACAACGTTCACAGGCGGATCAACTGTAACCAGTAAGTATCCACCAATTGCCTTGACCGAACTTTACCCATATAAGTTCGGTATATCACTTACGTTGCCGGTGTTGAAAACGGTTGGTCCCGATGACGGAACCAGTTCGATTTCATTCGACAGTGGTGGTAATGAATACGCTTCGCCCACATCTTCAAAGTGCAACATCTTTACTGAATACAGCGTTGGAACCCCCAAGGGTCTTGCGTTCGATTCTACCAACGGAGTACTGTATATCGTCGACGCTGATAAAAACTGTATTCGGAAAATCATTGTGTCGTCGGGCGTCGAGTCAATTATCGCGGGCGGAGCAGATGTTGCGATTGATTACACTGGGAACGGTGACGGGTATGGAACAAGTTCTGTTTTATTCAATCCCATCGGCATTGCTCTTGACGTTGATCGTCAAATCTTGTATGTGTCCGAATTGGATACTGGTGCAATTCGCAAGATCGATCTTGCAACACTCCAAGTGACAACCGAGCGCGTTGGGAATAACGTTACCCTGGCGGCGCTAGGACTTGCGTATCGCGCGGCAGGCAACCTGTTGTATATCGCAAATAATGAAGCTTCAGCAATTATTGTGCGTAATCTCGAAACGCATACGGATGCGGTTCTAAGTCTCACCGGAGGAACTGTAGGGGCGCCTTTGTGGCTAGCAATTGACGAGACGAATAATGTGCTGTACATTGCGGAACTAGGTACAGTTTATACGTGCACCCTTGGGGTCACGAACACGCTAACGACGCTCTACGCCGAGCCAATAAACTTCGGCGGGATCACTTACGACGCCGGAAATGCATGTGTATACGTTGGAGATAACACAAACAACCGAATACTCGTGATTACTTTAAGCCCTATTCTAGTCTCAGTCCTTGCGGGATCGGGAACAGTGGGGAGTGCAGACGGAGTGGGGACAGCTGCGTCGTTCAACCAGCCAACCGGCATAGTGTGTGCCGGCACTGAGACGTATGTCGCAGACACGGGAAATAGTTCAATTCGAAAGATTGTGGTGGCGGTTGGAAGCACGCCGACGTATGCAGTCGCAACATCATATTCATTTGGCAATGATAGAGTCTTCGGAGTTGCGATCGATAGCTCGGGCAACAAGTTCGTGACAGACAAAACAAACCCTGCTAGCATACACAAGTTCACTTCGGGCGGCGTACATAGTATTTTGCCCACTAGCAGTGTTACCCCGCTTGTAACGCCACATGGAATTATTTTCGGCCAAGGTGGCTATCTATACGTCGCCGATTCAAACCCAGGTGTTATAAAGGCAGTGAATTCTACTACCGGAGTCGCAACTGTAATTTCCGGCGATGGCATCGGTGGTTCCGAACAAGATACAAATGGACTACAGGCATATGCAGATGAATTTCAGACTGGTACACTTCCATCATCACGTTCTTGGAACGTATCAGCTTGTTCGGGAAATGGAAACTATATTGCGGTTGGATACATGCAATATATCTACGTAGCAAATGTCGGTACTGGTTGGGTTCAGGGGACTATGCCGACAGGGGGATACGCTCCGAACTCACGGTGTGTCGACATCGCATCGTCGGAAACGGGGCTGTATATGATTGCTGTGTATGATTTTGGGTATGCGTACAAAAGTAGTAATTACGGTGCATCTTGGTCAGTCATTACGGACTTGAATAACATAGATGCAAATGGAGCCATGCCCGTCTTCGTCGATCAATGTAAAGGAGTTGCCATATCCCCCGACGGAGCGACGATGTATATATACGATACTGTTAGGGGTTCTATTTTCATTAGTACGAACGGCGGTCTCGCATGGACGACAAATATTTCCTTTCCATGTAATGCCGCCATATCCACAAAGAAAGCCGTCGCAGTCCAAGCAACAAATACATCCCCTATTCTTGCCGTTTTACAAGATGAACAATCTTTGCGCATAGGTACAATTGGAGGAACTGTTACCACACGCTCTCCCGGTGCTGGCGTCAATAATCTTATCGGGGTTGCGGTCAGTGGCACGCACGTTGCAGTGATAACAGATGGTGGATACATATGGTTATGGAATGGGTCTGTGTGGGCAAAACAGCTCTCGGCGGGATCGGCAAACTGGACGGATATATCCGCAAGCACGCCTGGAAACTTCGTTGCAGTCTCGACTAATGGTGCATACATCGGAAATCAAACTAGATGGGTAACCCTATCGAAACTTATCTTGCCCGGCACTTCATTCGCAAGTGTTGCGGTGCCTTGGGCGAATACGACTATGCGCGGTGTTGTTACACTTTCGGCTTCGAGCGATACTGTTTACGGGGTATACACCGATCAGACTCCGATATATAACCTACCACAGTGGCTTGCGTCTGATGGATCTGCCTATTATATAACCAGCGCCACCGGGACACTGCGAAGATTCTATGGGAATGTTGTATCCACACTTTTAACTGGACTAACCGGCATACAATCAATAGTGATATCCGGCAACTATCTCTACTTCACCGTACAGCACATGATTAAGAAGATATACATACCTGACCCGGAAAATGGAATTACGACCGTTGCAGGTGCGGGTCAGTCTGGCGAACAAGACGGTATTGGAACCGGCGCATTGTTCAACAATCCAACGGGACTTGCACTCGACTCGTCAGCTACGTATTTATATGTGTCGGATAACGGTGGAAATAAGATACGACGGATAACCTTGTCCACAACCGCCGTGACGACACTTGCAGGTAGTGGGGCAGCTGGCGAGCATGACGACTACGGACAGTTGGCGACATTTAATGCTCCTGCTGGAATTGCGCTGAGTGCCAATAGTAGTGTTCTCTACATCGTAGACACCATGGGATCGTCTCTACGCACACTTAACCTTACAGGGACCCAGTTAGTAGGAACCGTATACACCAATGTCCTTGCCACAATTCCATTGGGAACAAATGCAATCACCATAAGCGGGACTACGTATTTATACACCGCGGCTGCTGTGCCGACGATCACTTGCACCGCAGATATAGATGACACTCAATACAGACTTGTTTACACCACATCCACTCCTGTGACTGGATATGGACTTCCGATTTCTACGACAGTTCGCACCAATGAAGATCTCCTAGCGATACGGGCGATTGTCGTATATAGTAATTATGACAACAACGCATCTCCGTTTTCTATTCGGTACACGTCCCCGTCTTTGACTTATTCGTCAATACGCGGCGTCGAATACCCAGCTATCTTGCCCCAACCGGCCACAAGTCCGGAGATTGTACCGTTGTACGGCACAACGGATAACCCGTTTTTTATTGCGAGCGATAGTGGATTTACGGCTATACCTACAGGCGATCTGACATATGTGTTGTCGCTCGAATCCTATGCAACGGGTCTTCAATTCCAAACTAATTTTACTGGGAAACTACGCGTGACTACATTTCCAATAACTGTCACCCCTACGTTGGTGTCTCCGCTCACGCTTTACACATATCAGCAATTCTCTTACGTATTTTCCCTTCCCGACTATGTTGCGAATGTAACCTTGAATGCACTTGATTACTCGTCGTCCACGATTGGTTCGTTGATCACCTCGTCATCCGATGGAACTGTACTGACCTTTTCATCACCGGGTGTCAACACGCCAATGACGAGTACTAATCTTAACGTAAACGCGCTCGCCATTGGAAGTACAGCCGTTCTTGGAAGTAGTAGTAACACTTTCGTTATTAACCAGTCGTTTCTAAGTGTGACCCCATCTATTCTGTCGGGTGTCCCGATTAACCTATACAAGTATGAAGCGTTCAACTACACCTTTACAATCGCTGGTAACGGAACAACGTTGACACTCCGGTCCAGTCGATCGTCTCCGCAACTTGCCCCGTACATTAGCTTGATAAATCCAGCACTCATCACGTTTACCGGCACACCCCCTGCGTCCTATTCGTCAACCTTCACACTTGCAATTGATCTCATGAACGGAACGAGTGTTGTGACTTCGTTAGACTACCCCGTTACCATCTCCACTGGACGCGTCAAGCTGTTACCGTCATCTCCGTATACACTCTACCAATACGAGAGAATTAGCAATACACTTGGATCAAACATCTCGTGGTCTTCAGCAAACTCCCCAGACAGCATTATCTCGGTGCCCACACTTCCCTACGGGCTGTCGTTCAGCAACTCGTATATCGTGGGAATCCCACAGACACAGCAACCACAAAGGAACTACCAGCTGATTGCGAGCAACTCGACGAACGGAAGCATTTCTACATCATCCATTTCGTTCACCGTCGGGGTTCCGATTGTCCGCATTACCCCGTCAGCCGTCGACTTCACAGGACTTGGAATCCAAAGCACCCCGACGACCACGTTCACGGCACTGGTCCCTGTTAATCCCTATCGCAAAACCTTCAGGTACCTGTGGTCTCCCGATCTACCAAGCGGTCTTGTATTTTCAAAGACCAACGGTCAAGAGTTCGTCTCGTCCGATGAAACCATGCCAGACGATGTCAGGACAATCAGTTTGTCCGGAACGCCCGATATGACAGATGCATCTGGGTTTCCATCATCAGGCATAGTATCTATCACATTGTCGGGCATCTATAAGGATTCAACTAACGTCCAAACAATCGGGACATCTAAACTGACCCTCCAGTTTGCAGAGACAGTGCTCATGACTGCATCGGCTTCTTCGAACATCTACGTTGGGAAAGCGTTGGGATCTAATGACGTTGTTGTGACTGCCGCCAGCTACTTCCCAAGCACAAGTGCAATCAGCAACTTTACGGCATCTGGGCTCCCTGCAGGATTAGCGCTTGCGTCAAATTCGGTTATGTTTCCCACCCGCTGGTGGCTGACGGGAACACCGGCAGTCGCAAGTTCAAACACGTATACGTTCACGGCTACCAACTCGAATGCAATCACGAACTCCACGTCCATTGGTATTCAAACTAAACTTGACGTCGTCAGGTTCTCGTTAACACCATCAAACGTGAATTTTATTGTATCCAAGCCACTTGATGGTTCATTCCAAGTGAAGGCGAATGCCGACTCGGGTTCGGCTGTAACCTACTCAACAACATTCAATTTAGCGACATACGGACTTTCCCTCAATTCAACCACGGGTATTCTGACGGGAACACCTACGTCAACGCTCTCCAAC